ACGTGTTCGCGGTTTACTTGCGGATCACTTAGCGCCGGGCGGTCAAGTAGGATAATGTCAGCAATCTCTACCCTACGAGGAACAATCGCTACCGCGCTAACTGATGATACGGCGTGGCAGGTGTTTTCCTTCCCACCTGCCACACCGCTTGCTAACAGCATTGTGGTGCAGCCTGATGAGCCATACATTGAGCCAAGCAACGACCATTACAAATCAATCAAGCCTAAGGTTAACTTTAAGCTTATAGTGCTAACCCCTATGTTTGACAACCAAGGCAACCTAATTAATATTGAAGATTATTACTTAAATATAGTAAATAAGCTGGAAGCATCATCAATTGCGTATACAATTGGTACTTTCAGCGCACCAGCGGTCTTAACCGGAACAGCAGGCGATTTGTTGTCCGGTGAAGTATCAATCAGCGTTCTATCCGATTGGAGTTAATATGGCTGATAATGACAAAGAGCGTGAGGCTTTTCTGATCAAGATTGGTCAGATTACCCCTAGCGCAGAAAAGAAAGAACCGAAACCAACAAAGAAAGATGAGGAGTAATCGTGGCGATTACGCTTAATAATAAGGTCGGATTGAAAATCAACGCGATTGATCTCAGCGACCATGTAACATCCGTAACACTTAATCAATCTTTTGCAGAACTTCCTGTCACAGCAATGGGCGATGCTTCAGAGAAGTTTGTAAAAGGCTTGGAAACAGCAACCCTTACTGTATCATTTTTGAATGACCAAGCGGCCACCTCAGTACTTGACACATTGTCAGATGCTTTTGGTACAACTGTTGCTTTTAAAATGTTACAAGACAAGGTTACAGCAGTATCAGCAACCAACAAATTATTTTCTGGTGATATTTTAATCAACAACCTAACTCCGATTAACGGCGCGGTTGGCGATATGTCTACACAGGATATTACATTTACTGTAAACTCAGTAATAACAGTAGCCGACAGCGGCACGTTCTAATTTAACAAAGGGGCAAAAATGGCAAGTCTTAAAGTTGTAAGGGCAGATGGCACGGAAAGTATCCACGAGATAACACCGGCCATTGAGTTTGCTTTTGAATCTTATGCTAAGAAAGGCTTTTATCGTGCTTTCAGAGAAGATCAAAAGCAGAGTGACATATATTGGCTTGCTTGGGAGTGTTTGCGTAGAGCAGATGCACCAGAGGTTTATCCATTTGGGGATAAGTTCCTAAGCACTTTAAAGGCTGTTGAAGTACTTGGTGATGATTCCCCAAATGGCTAACGCGTGATTCCCTTACGTACAGAATAGCCCAACTATCTGTACATACAGGAATTGCGCCTAGTGAGTTTATCAACATGGATAGCAGTATGCTAAAAGCCATACAAGAAGTGCTGAAGAAACAAGCGGAAGATAGGAAACATGCCAGTAGTAATAGAAGGGGTCGTAGGTCTTAAGAAAGCATTAAGACAGCTTGCCCCTGATATTAAGAAGGAAATGGACAAAGAAATCCGTGATGCTTTAAAGCCGATTATCAAGGATGCTAGGTCTAAGGTTCCAGGCACAGCTCCAGGCGGTTTGATTAACTGGAATGATCCTGGATATAAACGCAAACCAAGAGTCCCTGGAAAAAAAGAAGCATTCCCATCTTATGATCAAACAGTTATTCGTAGAGGTTTAACTTACTCAGTTGCCAATAGTCGTATGAAGCAATCTGGCTTTGTGTCTTTGTTTACTTTGTTTAACAAATCACGCACAGGCGCGATTATAGAAACAGCAGGCCGCGTAGGTTCTCCAAATCCTAGAGCTGCTTCAAACAATCCAGATGCAGGCGCAAGATTCATTGGTGCTATGAATGGCGTAGGTGGGCTCGTAGATTACGCTGGCAGAGGGCAAAAGTCTAAAGGCCGTTTACTTTATGCGGCCTACGCTCGCAATCAAGGCAAAGCTTTAAACGCTACGTTAATTGCAATTGAAAAGGCAAAAAGAAATCTAGCCAATCGTATTTTAAGCGATAGGAAGGCTGCATAATGGCATTAACTGAATCTGATATTAAAATCATTATTGCAGGTGAACTAAAGAAAAAAGGTTTTCAAGATGCAGAGAAAGCAACCAATTCTTTAGAAAAGAAGTTTAAGTCATTAGCCAAAACAGTAGTAGCGGTATTTTCTGTACGTGAGGTTGTGCAATTTGGTAAGGCTGCTGTAAAGGCTTTTGAAGAAGATGAAGTAGCAGCTAGACGTTTTGAATCGGCGTTAAAAGGTGTCAACTTAGGCTTTGCTACACCTGAGATAGAAAACTATTTAGAAAATCTAGAGAAGATTTCAGCTATTACGAAAGGGCAACTAAGACCTGCTTTTCAAACATTAGCTTCCACTACACGCTCAGTTGCTATGTCGCAAGACATTTTAAATACTGCCATAGATGTTTCAGCAGGGACAGGCGTAGAACTTCAAACTGTTGTAAACGATTTAAGCAAATCATTTTTAGGAAACAATGCTAGTTTAGCCAAGTATGAGTTAGGGCTTACCAAGTCAGAATTAAAAGCTAAATCATTTAATGAAATACAGGAACTTTTAAACAATCAATTTAGTGGTCAAAGGGCAGCCTTCTTAGATACCTATGCTGGCAAGGTAAGTTTGCTTGAAGCAAGTTATGCACGTATGCAAACTACTATTGGCTCAGGCTTAGTAGATGCGTTTACTTTATTATCTGGTGAAAATGGTATTGCAGGCGCTACTGATTCCATGGAACGTTTTGGCGTTGTCGCTGCCGATGTTATTCGTGGCGTTGGTGTTGCTATATCTGAAGTTCAAAGCCGTATTCCATTTGTTGATAGTTTTCTTGATCCTACTAAGTTCTCAGGTCTTTTACAGTTTGTAGACATCTTAAGACAAACAGGAGAAGCTTCAAGACCATTGTTCTTCCCCGGTGGTGGTATTGGCAAGCCAGGAGTTGACAAACAACTTGCCGCTATTGAAGAAGCAGCAATCATACGTGAAAAAGAATTAGAAAGACTAAGATCAAAGCAACTGAAAGAACAAGCCAAGTTAAACAGATTAAAACAAATTAGTTTGATGCTAATTCAAAAAGAATCACGTTTTGATTTAAATAGAATCCAACTAGCTGCTGCCTTGCAAGGCAAACTAACAGATGAAGAACGCAAACGCGTTGAAGAATTGATGTTGATTGAAGACATTAAGCAGGCTATTGCTGAGAAAGATGTAGATAAAGCCGAAAAACTACTTGATGAATTAAACAAAGTTAGAACCGAAACAGAGGCTTTAGCCGAAACATTACTAGATTTAGAGGCAGGCAACCCATTTTCTGAGTGGCCTGAGTATTTTGCCTCAGCTAAACAAAACCTTAAAGACTTGTACGACACCTTAGCCAAGCAACAAATACTTCTTAATGAACTGACAACTGGTATCGCAGGCTCGCGAGCAAAAGCAAATCAAGCTGTTCTGGATGCTAAAACTGACAAAGCAACAGCCTATGCGGTAGCTGCTGGTCAAACCAGAGAAGAAGCTGAACGTGCTACTCGGGAAGCAGCAGAGGCAGCAGCTGCCGCTGCAAAAGCTTTATTAGAAGCACAAAATGAAGCAGAAAGAATAGCTGCTGAAGAAGGAATCCGAGCAGCAGCAGAGGCAGCAAGAGCAGCAGAATTGTTAACAGAAACTATAGCAGTAGCAGATTATGCGACAGCACTAGCGGAAGAATCTTTAGCCAACGAGTATTTAAATCAATCTATGGATGCAGCCTTTAGAGCTGGCATTATTCCTAACGTTGAGATAACTGTTAACGTTGAAGGTAACGTAACATCCGCTGAAGATTTGGCTGAGGTTATTACAGACATCCAGTACAACTATCAAAGAACAGGCAAGGGCTTACTGCTAAGCAGTAGGGCAATTTAATGCCAGCACCAACGTTGCGTGTCTTTGTTGACTTTGATAGTGATACCGCTTTTGAGATTAACCCATTAATCTTAGGTAGCGCAACTGAAGGCATACTAAATACCAATACCCTTGGCTCAGGCACTTTGCCTGTTGAGATAACAGACCTAGTTACTAGAGTTGCTATACGCCGTGGGCGCAATCGTTTAACATCCCAGTTTGAGGCTGGCACAGCCAATGTAACGCTTTATGATCAAACAGGTGATTGGAATCCTACTAACCCTGCCAGTATCTACTATCCAAATCTTGTTCCGCTTAGGCAGATAATTATCTACGCTACTTATGCCAGCCAAGATTACTTTCTATTCTCAGGCTTTATTAACACATACGACACAGGATTTAGACAGGGCAACGAAGAAGTAAGCACAGTAACCCTTAAGTGCGTAGATGGCTTTAAACTGCTTGCAGGCTCAGGCATAGCAACTGTTACAGGATCAGGGGTACAAACTTCAGGGGCTAGAGTAAATGCCATCCTAGATGAGATTGAATGGCCTTTAAGCTTGCGTAACGTAGATACAGGTGATTCCACCCTTCAGGCAGAC